AATGCTGCGGCGGAATATCTTTTACACCGCAATAACGAGGGCAGGCGTACAGGTCGCCATCATCGGCAGCAAACGGGCTGTCTGTACTGCCATCCACAATACGGAGTGTGACAGGCGCAATACCCGGCTTGGGGAGCGCGTCATCAGGGAATACAACCGGCTGCTTGAGGAAAGAGGAAAGCAGCCCGAAGGCGGATGCCGTCAGGAAGTGATCAACTTATAAGAAATTGGAGG